GTATTATCTATTTAGTTCTCTTTTAATAAGCATATGGATTGAAGTACATGAAGAAATCATTACTCTTTTTGAGGGTTTTGATGGTTTATACCTCCATCCATTTGGTTCTTTTATTTTGTTTAATTCATAATTTCTTAAATCTACTTCATATTTTTCAATATGTTTATCAAACTCTACATTAACCCAATTATTACCAAGTGTACCAGTAACTGTCCCTATTCCAAATAAAGGATGGAGTACTCTACTTCCTTCTGCAATAATTGAAAGATATTCCTCAAATTGTTCTTTCATTGCCTCTGTCATTTGAAAATCATTATCTTTTAAAGCCTTAGCAAGCTGGTATAATTTTTTCACTTAAATCACCTCGTAAATTTTTTCTTCTATTATATATTATCAAAAAAAAAGAAACTAGATTGACTAGTTTCAGCATTTATTTATTTCCAGAGGAGCCAAAGCCTTGTTCTCCTCTATCAGTTTTAGTAGTAAATTCTTTTACTTCTCCATGAAGAACTTTATGAGGTTCTAAATAAAGGACTTGACAAATTCTGTCTCCCTTTCTAACCTTCTTTGGAAACCAAGAAATATTAGTAACAATAATTCCCCATATTCCTTGATATCCGCAATCAATAACTCCATCAACGAAAAGTCCTTGGCTTCTAATATTACTCCTAGGTTGGATAAGACCTACAATATTATCACTAATTTCTATTTTGTGATTTGAATTAATTCTTTTAGTCTGCAATGGCCATATCCATTTAGATTCAGCTGCATATAAATCATATCCAGCATCCGTTTCCCTTTTTTGGTAAGGTAAGGGTAGACCTTTATCTACCCTAATTGTGTTGAACACATGTTTCATCATAATCTAAAATCATCTCCTGTACTCTCTCTATAGGTCTGTTTAATATTTGAGCAATTTGAAAGGCATTACGACCTTTTTCATAAAGTCGAATAAAAATTTTAAGTTCATCTAATGAAGGCACTCTATCTTTGTAATTACTGTCAAAAAATTCAGAACATTCTAATGAATCAATCTCGTCTAATTCATTTAATAAAAATATAGATGACGAATTTATTAGTTCTGCTATTTCTTTTGTTGTTTTATCAAATCTATTGGATAAGAATAGTGTATATTCCTCAAACGATAATTCTCTTTGACTCTCTTCTTCAATAATTTGCCGTCTTCTACTTAGTTTAATTTTAACAGCATTAAGAGATTTACCAATTTCGTTAGCTAATTCTTCTTGTGTTTCAAATGAGCCGTATCCGAGAATATAATCATCCAATAAATTTAACTGCCAATCCGCCCAAGAATCCGACAATATACCTTCCCCCTATTATATAATTTTCTTTTTTAATTATATCATACTGTCGAATAGAAAATTTTAAAGGTTTCTTAGGTTGTCTATAATTTATGTATAACCTTTTATTTTTCTATCTCTCTATTTCATATTTTTATTATATAACCTATTTAATACAATTGAAATAATTTATTTCTAAATATTTCTAATTTTTTTCTACAAAATTCTCCCTTCTTTTTAGAAAATTTTGAAACCTTTAAAATTAGTTCATTTCTGTTTGGTATAATGAAACTAAGAAGAAAACACTTAATACACACTTAACTCTACGAGGTTGAAGTTGTAAATGAGTAAACTCATAACAACTTCCTAAATAATAAAAATAAATAATAAAAAGGAGAGAATTATTAATATATGAATAATTATAATACATTAAATGATTTAGTAAAACTCTATATGAATAATAATAAAAATAGAATTAAATATAGAGAAAGGTTTTCTTATTCATCAAAAGCTAGAGAATTAATAAATGTTTATTTAAATAAAGGTATTGATAGCTATGAAATAGAAAAATGCTTAAAAGATAATAAAAATAATATAAACCCAATTTGGGTAATATTAAATGAAAAATTTGGTGATAAATAATGGCTAATATGAGTAAGGAAGAAAGAAAAGTAGTCAATGAATTAGTTTTTTTATATTTTCAACATAACCCAGAAAAAAATAAAGGTATGGGTTGGAGAATTAAAGCAAATGATATTATTAGAGCGTATTATATTACCCATAAAAAAACTAAAGAAGAAATTGCACAATGTATTGAATCTCAACCACAATGTATTTTACCTATTTGGACTCAGTTTGAAAATTTCTTTAATAAGAAGAAAGTGGAAAAATCTGAATATAAAAATTCCATTAATGATTCTACTGATGTTAACGATTGGTTATAATGAAACCTTTATAAACTCTCGGAATTTGTAAATATATAATTGATAGAGGAATACTCTATCTTTTTTATTTTGGGGTGAAAATATGGAAGAAAATGAATACACACCGGAATTAAAGAACATCTTAAAAGAAGATACTTTAAAACCAACAGAAGAAACTCAATATAATGGTTGTTCAAAATGTGATGCAGGTTATTTAGAAGATGGTAAGATGTGTGAGTGTATGCGAAAAGAAATTAAAATGCGTAAATATCATAATGCCAATATTGATTATGATTATGCTTCGCTTATTATCCATGAAGAAGAAGTAACAGCATTTTTAAAGGATGACGAATTTGAACATCCATCTAATCCAAAATTAAATGGTAAAATGCCTATTCTTCTTAATCCATTTATTGAAGATTATATTGAAAATGCACATCTTTATAGAGAAGATGGTCGTGGTATTATCTTTAATGGACCTGTTGGTCGTGGTAAATCTTTATCTGCTATGAAGATATTAATGCATTTGATAGATAAAGGTTATTCCGGATATTTTATAACCATTAAAGAATTATTTGATATGATTAAAAAGTCATGGAAAGATGAAGATTTTGAAAAAACAAAGAATCATATTTATGACTGTGACTTTCTTGTTTTAGATGATTTAGGAACAGAATATGTTAAAGATGGTTCTGATTGGGCAATAACTGAAATTGATGGTTTAATGAGACACAGATATTATAAAAAACTGCCATTAATTACTACAACAAATTCTAATTTAGAAAAATTAAAAGAAAAGTATGCCCAAAGGATTGTTTCTTTATTTCATGAAAGGTCATTAATTGCTACTATCGTTTCAAAAGAAGATTATCGCCCTAAGAAAGGTAAGATTCCAGGTTATACTAACAAAAATAAATTCATGAAAGGTGATAATTGATGGGTAAAATATCTAATGTCCAAAGAGAAAGAGAACTCATTGGACTTTTTATGTTATCTAGAGATTCTTTAAATGTTGCAATTGAAGAAAACTTTAATGCAGAAGAATGCGTTAATAAAAATAATAAACAAATACTTGAGATTATCTTAGAAGAATCAAGGTTTAATTCTACATTCATACCATCTTCTCATTATATAATAGATAAATTAGAATTAAAGGAAGAAAAAGATATTCGTGCTGTTCAATTAAAACTTAATCGTTATAAGAAAATGATTGAGCGTGAAGTAATAAATGATGCACAGTATATAGATATGACTAAAAGAAATATTTTAAAATTAAGAGATTTATATACTAAAAGAAAGATTATTCATGTTCTTAAAAATGGCCTGGATGAAATAGAATTACCTGCTAGAGAATTTATATCTACCATTCAAAAAGGTTTAAATGAAGTTGAAATAAATGATGGTATGATAGTTGAAGTTTCTATTCATTCAGGCTTTCAAGATTTAAAGAAAGAAATGGAATACCAAGTAGAAAACGATATTGAATTTGGATATAGATTTGGATTGCGTGATTTTGATAAATTAACTCAAGACCAAATAGCAGATGGCACTCTAACTTATATTCTTGGTAGACCGTCAAATTATAAAACTGGTACGGCATTAAATTTAGCCCAAAACTCTGCAATGGAAGGTACTCCAACTGCACTCTTATCCAATGAGATGGGAGTTTCTGATGTTTATAGGCGTATTCTTGCCAGAGTAACGGGAATTGAAATGGCTAAACTTAAAAAACCAAAAGAATTAACTGCAGAACAATGGCAGAAACTTGATGATGCTATTGAAAAAGTAAAAGAATGGCCTTTATATGTTGTAGATTCTTCACGATTAAATATTGGGCAGGTAGATTCTGTATTAGCTTATCTCGTATCCAAATATGGATTAAGGATTGCATTCCAGGATTATTTCCAATTAATTAGAACAAGAAAAGGTAATATTCCAACTGATGAAGCAGAATTTGCAGAGAATTCAGAAGAACTTCGCTTAATGGCAAAAAATCATAATATTGCATTAGTAGCTTTATCACAAGCTAATCGTGGTTGTGAACAAAGAGATGATAAACGACCAACTATGAAAGATATTCGTTCTACTGGTAAAGCAGAACAAGATGCTCATAATATATTCTATGTATATCGTGATGAATTTTATTATGGCTCACAATCTGAAGTTCCAAACCACCTTGAAATAGGTGCTCTTAAAATTCGTGAAGGTGAATTAAGAAAAATACTCCTACATTTTAATGGGGCAAAAGCCACTCTTGGAAATTGTGACCCACTTGTAGTAATCGACAAACCTCGTGATTATATTGGTGGTGGAGGTATGACATCATGAGTAATTACTTTAGAGAATTAAGCACTTATACTAAACAATGCTATGGTGGATATTGTAATTTATGTAGAAATAATAATATTGAACCAGTTCATTATCAAAAATTTGCAGATAACTTTGATGGTAAAACAAAATCAACTTTTAAAAAAATACATGGTGATTTATTATGAGTTATAATCCAATAGCATTAAAGAAATTAATAACTAAAGACCATGTAATTATGCTCTTAGAAGCTTTAGGCGCTCATGGTATTGATGGAAAAGATTCAAATGGTATACGTTCATCATGTCCAATACATCATAGTAATGGAACAACAACTTTTACATTTAATATGGATAAAATGGTTTATATATGCTATGGTGAATGTGCTGATAATGAAAAAGAAGGTGACTTAATTAATCTTGTAGAACATTCTCAAAAATGTTCATATACAAATGCTGTAGAATATATTTGTGAAGTCTGTGAGATAGATACAAACCTGTTAGAAGATAATGGAGAGTTCTTGTTGGAAGAGTTAAAGCTAAAAATTGACCATCTTTTGACTGAAATTTCAGATAGAGAATCTATCGAGGAAGATACAGAGTTCTACTATGGGGTCAAACCACTCACTCCAGAAGTCATTCAGAAATTTCTAAAATTGAAAGATGAATCTGGTTTTATCGACTCTCAAGGATTTAAAGACTCTACATTAGAATTATTTGAGTCAGGTTATGATGAAAAAGAAAAAAGATGGCTACTTCCACAACGTTCTCCTGATGGAGAATTATTGGGCTTTGATGGTAGAGATATTACTAACAAGAAAAAAGATAAGTGGAAGAAACGTTCTGGTCTACTTAAAAATAAACTTTTAGGTAGATTAGATATTGTTGGAGAAGAAATACTAAAAGAAAATAAAATTATTCTTTCTGAAGGTAAAAAAGATATGATGGCATTATATGAAGCAGGATTAAAATTTAGTACCTGTATATATGGCTCTACCTTATCCAATGAACAGAAAGAATTAATTGATTCTCTTACAGATGATGAAATTATATGTTGCTTTGATGGTGATAAAGCTGGTTATAAAGCAACTATTTCTGTTGTAAAATTATGTTATCCAGAATATAAAATAACTGTTATTGAAATTGAAGATGGCTATGATGTAGCAGACTTATCCAAGAAAACTGTGCTAGATTTATATGAAAACCGTATCCCTATTGAAGAATGGCTTAAACGCTATGAATACAGAACAAAAAATAAAAAATAGAAACTATCTGAAAATTTTATCTAAAATGAGATATAATTAAACTACAGATTGATTTTCTTTCATTTTCATCTCTCCTTTCTTTAAGGGGTTATATATCATAATATATATAATCCCTTAATTATATTATGCTCTGAATTTGGTGAAAGCATTTATATGTAAGGTGGCGAACGAGATTCGATTAGTGTAATTCCTATTAATGGTGACGAAAGAATACTGCTAGTAGTGTAAATTCCTTTCTGCGATGTGTAAGGCTAGTTCGATTCTAGCGAAGAGCTCATAAGTTACCTGGGTGAGCTTTAAAGATAACGATTTCCAGCACTTGTCTGGGTTATGTTGATTGGGTGAAGGGTGGGTAAAGCGGTATGGTTCGATTCCATAAACTTATGATTAAAATTAAGGGTGTTTGGCACAAGAAAAGGTTCGACTCCTTTTACTGATGTTATTCTACTCTGAGTCCTTATTAAGGAAACTATGCGGATGTTATTCAGTTCTTGGTGACTAATAAGATGAAACATTATAGGTTCGATTCCTATCGCCTTTAATTTTTTTTGGCCTATAGTTTAGAGGGAGAATACCTAGCTGTATTGTTAGGAGGTTGCAGGTTCAAATCCTGCTAGGTCATTATTATATTTTTTAGCCTTCATAGAAAAAAACTATGAGGGCTATCTTTATCTTAGGAGGCTAACAATGAAATATTCATTAGAATATATTAAATCACTTAACAAAGATATTAAAATGTTTAAACAAGTTTTTTCTATTGAAAATAACATGAAAATTGAACGTGATGGTGTATCTCGTTTAGTTATGCTAGATAGATATGCATTTAAAGATACTGAAAAAAAGACTTTAAAAGTAGGAGATTTTGTAGTTGTTACAATTAAAAAAGACCCAAAATTCCCTGCTCAAGGTTTAGGTTATATTAAAGAAATTGATTATTCAAGTAATAATGTTTATATTACAGTTGAAGAAGAATTTTTATCTCAATTAGAACCGGAAGAAGCAGAAAGTGGAGTTATTGTACGTGATTTCAATGATTTTGAAAAACCATTAGAATTATTCTATGAGCAAATTGCTTTGAGAAATGCTTGGGGATTATCAAGAGTAGAGTCTAATCCAGATAAACAGTTAGAATGGTTTGAAAAATTCTACCAGGAATTAGTAAGTCAAAATTTTATTCCAGCAGGTCGCGTATTATATGGTGCTGGTGCTGAAACTGATGTTACTTATTTCAACTGTTATGTAATGCCTTTTATACAAGATAGTAGGGCTGGTATTGCTGAACATCGTAAAATAGTACAAGAAATTATGAGTCGTGGTGGCGGTGTTGGTACCAATGGTTCAACATTAAGACCTAGAAATACTTTAGCTAGAGGGGTTAATGGTAAATCTTCTGGAGCAGTATCTTGGTTAAATGACATTGCTAATTTAACAAATCTTGTTGAGCAAGGTGGTAGTAGACGTGGTGCTCAAATGATTATGTTAGCTGATTGGCATCCTGATATTATTGAATTTATTATTTCTAAAATGCAAAATCCTAGAGTATTAAGATTTATCATTGAAAATACAAATGATTATCAAATTAAACAACTTGCAAAAGATAAATTAAAGTTTACTCCATTAACTCAAGTTGAAAAGAAAATGTATGAAATGGTTTTAGATACTGAAAGTTGGGCAGATGAATATTCAGCTGAGTTATCTAGTGAAGAAAAAGAAGCAGTAAAAACAGCTCAAAATAAATTAAAAGATGGCGGAGTTTATTCTGTCCATAACCCAGAATTTTTAACTGGTGCTAATATTTCAGTTGCTTTAACTCATGAATTTATGCATGCTGTAGAAAATAATTTAGAATATGAATTAAAGTTTCCATATACTGAAAGTTATACTAAAGAAGAAATGGAATATTATAACAAAAATTGGCATGAATGTGGCGATGTAAGAGAATGGCCTCTACCAATAAGAACATATCGTAAAATTAATGCTAAAGAATTATGGAATCTTATTAATATTGCTGCAACTTATTCTGCTGAACCTGGAATTTTCTTTATTGATAATGCTAATGATATGACTAATGCTAAAGCATATGGTCAAAAGGTTGTTTGTACTAATCCATGTGGAGAACAACCACTAGCTCCATTCTCCGTATGTAATCTTGCAGCTGTTAACTTAGCTGAAATGACTAAAAATGGTAAAGTAGACTTTGAAAAATTAAAGCAAACAGTTAGAGTAGGAGTTAGAATGCAAGATAACGTTATTGATGCTACTCCTTATTTCCTAGAAGAAAACAAGAAGCAAGCTCTTGGAGAACGTCGTGTTGGATTAGGTGTTATGGGACTTCATGACTTATTAATCAAATGTAAATTAACATATGGTACTCATAAAGCTAATATTATAATAGATAAAGTGTTTGAAACTATTGCTATTACTTCTTATGAAGAATCTATTGGATTAGCAAAAGAAAAAGGAAGTTTTCCATTCTTAGAAGCTGATAAACATTACCATGAATTAATTAAAAGAGAAGCATTTATTCAATCAGGATATATGCAAAAAATGCCTAAGCATATTCAGGAGGGCGTTTTAAAATATGGGATTCGTAATAGCCATCTACTTACTGTGGCTCCTACTGGTAGTACTGGAACAATGGTTAATGTCTCGACTGGACTAGAACCTTACTTTTCATTCTCTTATTTCCGTTCTGGTCGTTTAGGAAAATTTATTGAAGTTAAAGCTCCAATTGCTCAAGAATATTTTGATGCTAATCCAAATGAAAAGGAATTACCACCATGGTTTATTTCTGCTATGGAACTCTTACCGGAAGCACATGCTGATGTTCAATGTAGTATTCAACGATGGATAGATAGTTCTATAAGCAAAACAGTTAATGCCCCTAAAGGATATACAGTGGAGCAAGTCCAAAAAGTTTATGAAAGACTCCATAAAGGAGGAGCTAAAGGAGGGACTGTTTATGTGGATGGTTCTCGTGATTCTCAAGTTCTTTCTTTAACTAATGAAGAAAATAAGTTTGAGGATAATTTTAGTGAAGAGAAACAAAAGTATATTCCTGAAACAAAGGAAATAGTTTATGGAGCAGAAGTAGGAGATACCTGTCCGATTTGCCGAATCGGCAAGGTAAAAGATATTGGTGGTTGTAATACTTGTACAAATTGTAATGCTCAATTAAAATGTGGATTATAATTATTTTTTAGGGTGAGTCTTTGACTCACTTTTTTTATTTCCTTTTTCATCAAAGTCTTTAAGTCCAAAACTATACTTTTTACCTTTAATAGAATCTTCCTTTTTAATATCAAAAATTGACTTTAACAAATCATTATAACCATCTTTTTTATTGAGCACAATTATCATTCCCTTCTATTTCTTATTTATAATTATATTATATCACAATTTATTCACAATTAATCCCTCATATTAAAAGAAGGATGAAACCTATTAAAATTATCTATATTTATATTATATAATAAATATTTAATATATCATATAGAAATTATTTCCAGATGTATAAAAAGTATTAATATTCTAAAAAAAAAGAGCCTTATTTAGGCTCTTCTTTTGCATCTTTCTTTTTAAATAATTTACCGAAGAAATCATTTTTAATTGCTGCATATAAAGATGCTATTACTAATAAAACAGAAGCTAAAACATCTCCAAAATTTTCTGGGATTACAAAATGTACTCCCATAATAGTCAAAATTGCATTAACTAAAATGATTACTAATCCAATAATTCTAACTAATGCTGCTTTTTCCATTTATATCACTTCCTTATTTTACTCTTATTTTTTGACCTGCATAAATCCTATTAGCATTTTTAATCCCATTCCATTCTTGAATCTGGCTAATAGTTGTTCCATATTTTTTAGCAATATTTGTAAGATTATCTCCAGATTTGACAATATAATATACTGGCTGTGGTGCTGCAGGTTGTGGCGGTGTCAATGATAAATATTGGCCATTGTTACCAAATAAATATCCATTATATCCATCATTATCAATAATAACTTCATGCCAATCATTAATATTAGCTGTAACATTGAAAGAGTCACCTTTCTTAGCAACAAATAATACTGGGGAATTTACATCAGGATGTTGTCTACAATTCAATGCATTAACAATAACATAAACTTTAGAAACAATTGGATTTCCTGTTGAAACTGGTTTTACAGGATATTTAGTATTATTATCTGAAATAACTGGTGCAACAACAGATACAGTGCCATCAAAGAATGGAAACTCTGCATGATTTGTAACTACATTTAAATCTACATTACCAGCAATTCCATCTAATTTTCCAACTGATGTGTATTGCCATAAATCATCTTCAGCAATTGTAGGCTCAGTATGTTGTTGGCCATCATTTGGTCCATACTTTGCAATCCATTGGAAATCAGATTTAATTGCTCCAAGATTATGAGTTTTATAGAAATTTTCACCGCTGTAAAGGCCTATATGCTGCATACCTTTTGATTTAAGTCTATCAATATATGCTTGACCTCCACTAACTAAATCAGCCATTGAAGTTTCTTCAATATCTAAAACAAAAAATAAAGAATCTTTGTCTGTACGTTGAAATGCTGCTTCCGCTTCAGCAATAGAATCATTGACACTAACTCCAGCAAAATAAGCATAAGTTCCAAATTTAATTCCGTATTGTTTACACCCAGCAACATATTCATTATATTTTACATCTGGAATAGTATATCCGTGTTGTACTCTTAAAATAACACCATCTACTACTTTAGATAGTTTAGCAAAATCAATTGTTCCTTGATATTTAGATAAATCTGCAATAACACCCATTATTTTTCCTCCTTACTAAATTGAGATATTCTTTTATGAGCATCTTTAATTAATTTTGGAACCCATAAATTTGCTTTATCTGCATTTTTTATTGTACTTCCAATTTCCCTTGTAATCAAAGATGCCATTATAAAATTGTGGAATAAGCCTTTAGTGTCTATTCCAAAATAGACTAAAGTAAAATCTATTAGAGCTGACATTATAATTAATACTCCGATGAAAACTTTATTTGCTATCCCATCTAAGCATTTATCCCAATTTAATTGTTTATTTTTTATAGCACTATATACACCTAAAATAAAATCTAATGCTGAAAAAAATACTAGTACCCAAAAAAGAGGTGTACTTACTAAGCCATAAACATATGCTAAAAGAGTTATTAAGCTGCTAATAAAAGTTTGTTGCTTTGTTAATATCAAGAAACTATAAAACATAACTTCACCACCTTAGAAATAAAAGTCTATTCAAATTATTTACATTTTAGTATATAAAAGACAAAAAAAATAACCCTAAAAAAGGGTTATAAAACAGAATCTTTTCCTTCATCTTCTTCAATACTTTTTATACAATGGTCTTTTTGAAATAAATTTAAAAACCTACATAGCATATTACAAAAAGGACATTTATCATGTTTAGCCAAGTGCTTACCCATTCTGGAGGAGATAGTTTCATCTGGGTCTCCTCCAAGTAATGTATTACAAAACTGGTCGAATGAAATTAGTATATTCCAAATATACTTTTTCATTATTTATTTTCCAAAGCTGACAATCTATTTAAAATATCAGCCATTTGAGATTTTAGTTGTTCATTTTCTTTCTTTAAATTATCAATTTCTGTTTGTTGATTATCATTTTTAGCAGATAACTGTTGAATAGACCTCCAAGCTAATGAAATCATAGCATATAAATCTATACCTTCTCCCTTAGCATTAACTACATCCATTGGCGCTTCTTGCATAATAATACCAACGTGAGGAAAATCAACACCATCAATTTCTTCTTTAAAATTATAATATCTAATAGGTGTTGTATTTATTTCATTTAATGCATCACCTGAATAATCTTCTATATTTTTCTTTAATTCTCTGTCAGATGTGTTAGCTACTGAACTAACAATTAAAGTTGCTGCTCCTCCATCATATCTTTCCATACGGAAAACTGCATCAGATTGATGAAATACTAGTCTTACATTTCCAGAATATATAACAGATGCCCCTGTAGCATCATCAAATACAAAATATTGGTTATTATCACAAATAAGTACATATCTTCCTTGTCCAGCAGGAGATGAAAATGCAGTTCCAGTGTTAGGGTCTGCACTAATTGTCATCCCAGATTGAGAACATTTTAACTGAAATGCGTTAATAACACCACTAAATTTTGCATTACCAGAAGTGTCTAAATCCATAGCTGATGTAAATGTACCACCAGAAGTTGAACCAAATTGAAACATATCTGTAGTATTTGCATCATCTGATACTGAGAATTGCATATGAGCTGTGTTATTATTTTCATAATGTTTAATAAATCCAGGGTCATTTGCCTGAGCAGTAAAATTAATTATCGAATCTGTGCCATTCTTTGATATTGTTAATCCTTTAAATGTAGGACTGCTTGCTGTATCTAAAGTTTGATTAATGGCATCTAATTTAGTTTTATCCCCTGAACTCATTGTTCCAGCTGTAGTTGTTGTAGCACCATTAATACCAATAGTAATTTTATCATTTGTAGTATCAGGAGTAAGTGTGATTGGAGCAGCTCCAGCTATTGTTAAAGTATCAGTTGCATTATCAGCTGCAATTGTAGAAGTTCCAACAACTACATTAGAAAAGGCATTTTGATTTGTTTGTGCTCCACTAGCAATACCATCAAGTTTTGCTTTATCTGTTGAAATCATAAGCCCATTAGCCGAAGAAGTAACAACAGCATTTGATGCTAATTGAACCCAAGCACCCCAAGTTCCTGCATTATTATATCTTATCCACATTCTTTGATTAGATGCAGACATTTCATGATAAATTTGAAATGCAGTATTACTATTAAATTGATATACAGCAATCGCACCATTTACTGCTGCCGGTAAATTAGAAGAGGCTGCTCTTGCAGTAGCTCCACAATAATAGAATCCTGAAGTAAAAAGAGTATCTATATCAGCATTCCAAGTAATTATTGTGCCATCATCTTTAGTTAGTTTTGATAATTGACTACTGTTTGCTAAATCATATGCTTTTTTAACAGAATTAGTAGTAGCTGCTTTTGATATACTTGTATCACTTGTACTATCTGATAATTGAGTAACACCAATTGCAGTTGTAGAGGCTGATGGTAAATTTGAAACAGCCACTTTTCCAGTAGAATCATATTGAGCAACTTGAGTCCATGATTGCCATGCACTACTTATTTTTCTTCTAACATAAAAATCTTGATTAGTACTTGATTTAAATGCCAATTGATATGCTTCAGTAGAAGAATAATCCATATGCAATATATACCAACTAGAACCAGTCATTGGAGTATTTGGAGCAGCACTATTATATGAATAAAAACCAGTGGCATTTTGTGTGTTTGGGTCGGCATTTGTAAGGTTTTGAATTTGTGTTCCAATACCAAATCCTTTAACCCAATCTACTACTGATTTAACAGAATTAGCTGTAGCTGCTTGAGTTGTAGAAGTGCTATTAATACTATTATTTAATTGAGCAATACCAGCAGCAGATATAGTTGCCGCAGGTAGATTAGTTATTGCTATCTTTCCATTAGAATCATATTGAGCAAGCTCAACCCAACTATCCCATGCTGTAGATTTACGACGTATAAAAGTTCGTGAACTGCCAGTATGAAATGCCATTTGATAAGCTGATGTTGATGAATATTTAACATTTAAAATATAAAATCCCATTGCTGCTATAGGTTGGTCAGTTGCAGTTGTTCCAGCATAATAATATCCTGTTGCATCAATGTTATTTGCACTAGTAGCGCCAATATCTTTGGCAATATCGCCTAATCCAAAACTTTTTACCCAATCTGCCAGTAGCTTAACACTATTTGCTGTAGAAGCTTTAGTTGTGCTTGTATCACTAATACTATCACTTAATTGAACAGTACCTGCTTGTGTTGTTGAAGCTGCTAGCATATTAGTATTTGATGCCCTAGCAAATGACCTTAAATCTGTAATATTTCCAGCAGTAAGAGATGTAGCACCTGCTCCAACTAAAACTTGCGCTAAATCTAAGGCACCGGCTGGTGTTGCAGGTACAACAGGTGATACAGCAGCTGTTCCTTTAATAACTTGAATAGTATAAGAATCGTATTTATTTTGAGAATAAACTAATGATGTACCTAATCCATAAGCATTAGTAGTATCTACATTATTTGTTATTGAAGTATTATAAGAAATAACAATTTTATCATATCTTGGATTGCTTGGGTCTGCTGCAGATAATGTTATATTTTGTGTAGATTTAACATTGATAAAGCTATAATTGCTATCAAATGCTGTTCCTGTTGAAATAGATAGGCCTAATCCAGAAGTATTTGCTACTGCCATACCTGACATTATTCCATAAGAATAAAGAGATTTTATAACATTTTGTATTCCTGCTTCTGTCCAATTAAGCATATCATTTGCATCGTTAATATCAAATGGTCTGTTTTTAATAAATAATTTTTTATCCATATCATCACACCTGTAGTTCTAAGCTATATAATAAGCTTAGAGAATTTTCTGGCTTTTGAAATATAGTATCACTAAACAATAATCTTGTTACTAGTATTTCTGTATTATTAGTTTTAAATGTTAAACCTGCCTCATTATAATTAACAATATCACTAAAAGTGTTTTCTGCTATTTTAGTTATAAAGTTAATTCTTCCAGAAACAGTATAATCTTTTGTTACATCTAATAACAATAATTTATTTGTTAAAGAAATATCAGATTTACTTGCAGGAGTTAATCCACTACCTATTGCTAATTTATTAATACCGCCAGAAATATCTCCTCCTATTAATTTTAATAAGTAATCTAATCCAATATCTGTAATTAAGTTTTTAAACTCATATTCTTCTATAAGTTTTTCTTTTTCATACTTTAATATTTTTAATCTGCCAATAATCCCAAAAGGTTCTCTCATTACATACCTCCAAAGAAATTATTACTGCCAATACCTGAACATCCCATAAGAAAACAATCACAACAGCTATCATTAATAGTAATAATTTCATTGTATGTTTCCATAATTTTTATTAATAAAGCAATCCCTGCTGCTTTAGTTCGTCTTAAAATATCTTTTACATCTTCTAGTGGAATCTTACTTAATGTAAAATCAAATGGAATCTGAACTGTTATTGATGCTGTATTAGTTATATAGTGTTCTTCTGGATTTAAAATATTTCTCATGTCAGTAATTGTATCAATAGAAGAAGTAGTTATAACTGTAGCAATGGAAACTTGAGTACTATTTGGAGTAGATGTAGTATCAATAGAAAAAGTTCCATCAATATTTAGCTTAATATAGAGGGTAGAAGAACTAGAGAGATTTATAGTAGTATCATTTGATGTAATCCTCATTCCATTGATGTACCCAGTTCCTGACTTGATAGTAATACTTAATCCTCCTAAATTTATTATATCAAAGCCTTTAAGTATACCATTATCAAAATATGGATGCCCTTCTTCAGGTAAATAATGCTCAATAATAATAGGTTCTACTCCAAGATAATTTACTACTACTTGTTTTAGTGCAGAAATTGTTCCTCCACCAATAAATGATGATATACGAGATTTTATTCTACTTCTAAATGTATCATCGTTTTCATTTAAAAATCTTTTTAGATTAATAATACTGGCAATTCTATCTAAATCATTAGAAGTAGCTTTATCAACAAATCTAGAATTTCTAACATTTTCTATATCTAATAAAAAGTTGTCTAAAGCAGTTCCGATAGGTGATAAGAATTTATATAAATTACTTGATTCATCTGAATTATATAAACTAGGCATATTATCAAAGATAAAGTTTATTTTACTCATAATTCACCACCATCAATGTAATGTTATAGTACCTAAAGTAATTAAAGATGTACTATCCTCTGTAATATTTGACGATGGAGAGTTAATATTTAAATCTGCTACCCTTCCAATCGTATTATCTAAAATATATTTTACTAATTGATTTTTAACAAAAGTATCTCCAATTCCTAATGTAGCAAAATAGTTATTTATTGATGTATTGACATCTTCAGTAACATCTAAAATATTATATCCTTCTTTCATTGTTAATGTTATATCAACATTTACATTTGTATATGTTGGTTCATAAATTAAAATATCTATTCCACCTGATTTTGTATCCATTGCCATTTTAGTAATGCTATCCATTATATCCGAAGGCATAGGAACTGTATCGCCTAATACTAAAATATCTAATGTTCCAATTCCTCTTTGCATATCTAAAACTTTTGTATATTTTACTCCAGGAATTTCTTGAATTTTATTTGTTATTGCTGTCACTGTGCCTTGTCCAGATGTTTCTAAAACAGATTTTGCTCTATTTCTTAAATCGTCGTCAGATTCTTCATTTTCTCCACCAGCTATTGGTTCTATATTTGTTACAGATTCTATTCCTAATGGAGGATTATTAATAGTTGTTACTTTATTTGATGTAACATTAGAGGATAATCCAAGAGTAATTGCTTTAACATTTGCATCTATAAATGTTTGTCCTGTTAATAATACAACATTTTCTGTAGTTTGATAAGAATTAAAAACTCCTTCTGCATCTGGAAGAGTTTCTACAATTGTACCTGCAGGAATTAAATAATCCAATGTTGCTGGAGTTTCTCTATAAAATTTAACTTTACCAAATGCTCCCTTAGCAGGATTTCTTGTAATTCCAAGTAATTTTACTAAGTTGGATAAGTCATCACCATACGATGTATCAATAAAAGCATTATCATAAACTTGTTTTAATTGCCAATTTTGATAATCCATTTCAGTAACTATTGCTTCAATAATTGTTTTTAATGGCTCTCCATCTGAAAAATCAATATCCGGTATTTTGGATAAAATAGAATTAATTATATCTTGAACTATCTGGTCTCTAGTTTTAAATTCTAAAGTCACTTAATTCACCTCAATTATATTTTAAGATTTAAATTGATTATTTCATTAGTATCTAATATTATATTTATTTCTGCATAAATTAAATTGTCTATATTATTAATACTAATAACTTCTATCTTAAAAACTCTTTTATCAAAACCTATAAAAGTATTATTTAAAAATACTAACAAATTCTCTTTATTTATTTTTCCTTTAAATATTGGATGACCATAATCGTCATTATAAATTAATTCACCTTTTTCAGTTCTTATTCGCAAATTTAAAGATTGAGCTAGTAAATCTTTATCATAAACAAAATTAAGTTTTCCTAAAGAATTAAAAGAAATATCACCATTATTATCAATTTTTAATGTTCTCATTTAATCACCCTTTTGAAATGTTACCGCTGTAAGTAATATTACCAGTAACATTTAAATCTCCATTTATAAAGATTTTTCCTTCTCTTAATAAAATATAAGAACCAGATTGACCATATAAAATTACTTCACCAGGATTAATTTCTATTGGTAAATTATCATGTTCTATTCCAATGAGCGATGCTTTCTTAGTAGTATTATTAAATAAAATTTGACCATTTTGATTATTTAGAGGTAAAGAAAATAACCCATAAGGAGAAATAATTTTAATATCTCTTATTTCTTCTTGGTTAATTCTAACATAAACAGTGTTATTTGATTTTAAAACAGAGCTTATTTTACCCATTAAAGAATTTCTAACACTATCTATACTTTTTTCTACTGCTCTTTTAATATTTAACATATTTACCTCCTACAATATAGGTAAAGTTGGAATATCATTATTTTTATATGAAACTCCAACTCCAGACATTAATTTCAAAGTGATGTTTGTTAAACTTCCATTTGACATATCTTTTGTGTATGTTACATCATCTATCAATAAAGTTGCATAAAAACCAAGTTTATCTATTTCAACTCTAGCACATTTATTTTTAAAAATAGGGAATTTTGTATTTGTTGTTATTTTAACAGTTAAAGCATTTTTATTAATATTATAAAATTCTTGTTTTGCCTTCTTTTCAGCATCAGACGAATTTTCTATATCTGTTTCATTTGATATTTTTCTTTTATTTGTTTTAACATTTGGGTCAGAATATGAACCTTTAATATTTTTATTTTGTTCATAATCTCCTCCATAAATTATTACTTCCTTTCTTATATCATTACTTATTGTTATTTCGCATTCTTTTATTTTAATACCTTTGGGATTTGTATTGCTAAATATATAACTAGGGCTGTTATTAGAATTTGGCTTAACACAATATAATGTTTTTTCATTAATTTCATAAATAATAATTAAATTTCTTTCTGCAGCTAAACGTTCAATAACGCTGTATTCTGATTCTCCTGGAGATACTGTAATTTTATCAAATTTAGTATTATCACTACAATAGCTTTTTATTCCATATTGACTTAAATATTTTGGAATTATTTTATTCATATAATCTCCTAATCCCATGGAATTATATGTTGCAGGTTCTGCATCATTATCTATTAATACTCCAACAATATCCCTTCCTGTCAATCTTATATCATTAGAACTTGTATTATATTGTAAATCTAAATCATCTATTAAGCCTTCAGCTGCTAAAATACCATTAAAATAAAATTCTATTCTATCTCCTGCTCCAACAATATTTGATGCTTGATTACTTGGATTTCCCGTAGTAATTTCAAATCCATCTGAAGCAATATCAATAGAACCTTCTAATTTATAAGATTTAACTGTATTTATTCTATACTGTCCGCCTGTTCTATTAGAGTATAGAATAATATAATGTTCTGCATTAGTTTGAGTTGCCATATTTTAACCACCTTATGGAATAATAAAT